CTGTGGTAGGATAGGTGCTCACGCATCATATGACACGCACTAGAAACAAGGGTTCCTTCTCATCGGGCATTAATGGCCGAGTCGAAGGAACGGTCTCTAATGGAAGCTTCAAAGCTTCTAACGGAATCGTTTACGCGGAGGGTACTGTTCGTTATAGTAATAACAACAGTGCCTTTAACGCGTTCCCCTGGAAGAGCGACACTAGAGCCTCGATGACTGACGTCGTCGGGTCTAAGGGCGCGATCAATTCTTGTACGCACAACAGTGCGTTCAATAGTGATCGTGAATATGTCGCTCCTTTGGAATGGCAAGCTATTGGAAACCCTTCATTGGGCTCCAACGGTACAGTCAAACTGAAGCAAGTGGGTAATGCTAATACGTATTACGCCGATCAAAACATGTCGCATGCGACATTGTCTAACGGCGCTGCGATTGCAGCATCCCGCATTCCCGGTTTCGGGAGAGAAGCGTTGTCTGGTCTTAACTCTATATATGAGTTAAAAGACTTGGTTTCAGCCTTCCAAAACGTTCCCGCCCATATTCTATGGGCAGCGTTTCGGGGGCAGTATGCCAAGTCGGGGAAACTTGCACGAGATTGGGCGAAAGCACAACTCGGCAAACCTCCACTTCAGATCCTCAAGGATCTGGTAGGGTTAGACCTGGCTTGGAAATTCGGCTGGAAACCTCTCATCGAGGATATCCAGAAGGTTCATTCCGCGCTAGGCCGGCAGGACTCAAATATGCAACGTCTTTTGACGAAGATGTTCAGTTCCGCCGGTACCTACAGTAGCCAGACAAGCAGCAGTTCGGCGCCCTTCACGGGTGCGTCGGATGGGGACCCTTACGGGACCTCAACAGCGGCTTGTAGAATAATTAAGACAACCAAGCGCGTTGATGTTGCTGGAGTTCGTAGAACTCTGGCACCCAACGTGTTTGCACACCCCGATCTGGCACGCCTCGCGGCGGTCAGGGAATCCCTAGGTTTAACCCTAGGGGCCAGGGATGTGTGGATGGCGATGCGTCTGTCGTTTGTCGTCGATTGGATAATACCAATCGGCGATTTTATCGAACAATTCGCACTCCATCCACCTAATTCGTCTTGGTTTGTGACGCATTCCACATGGACGTCTGCAAAGACGACCACGACAGGTGACGTTATATACACACGCTCCCCTGTGGTGACCAATAACAATACAGTTATAGGTTTACCACAAGAGCGGAGGACTTCCTTTCGAAAGTCCACGTATGTACGGACGGCAGGTGGGGTATCATCCCCAACTCCTCTATTCCTACCACAGTTCAGACTCCCACAAGTGGGACAAATCTGGACAGGAATGGAACTTGCACTACAGCGCATGGTTAAATGACCGTTATAACACCGAGTGGTGTTAGCGGAAATTACTGTGCGTTGTATCTTGTACAACTACAATTGCCGGATAACTACCGGCCTCAATACAATGCTTAATAACTCGTATACACTTGGAACTACTACTGCAATCTTGACGTATGTCAAGCAGTATCCCGATGCAAATAAGTCTGCTTTCGCAGTTAGCGGCCTAGCCGCTAACGCTGCGCGAAAGTTTACTGTTTCGCATCAACCAGCCTCCAACGGGCGTTGCCGATCAATGATCGACCTCACACGCGTGGATGTCAACCCCGGCTCAGCAGCCGGGGCGACTGAACAGTCGAGACTATACGTCGTTCTGGACCGTTCCAGCTTCCTTTCAGAAGCAGAATGCCAGCTCGATCGTATTCGACTGAAGACACTGGTAGACGACTCTACCTTCTGGGCCGCATTGTGCAACCGCGAAGTCTGATTCAGACTCGCGGCCGCTTGGTTTCTAATACCAATAATATGGCCCTTAACAATAGACGTCGTCCTACTGCCGACATACCGTCACGCGTTAAAACGTGGCGTGATTTGGCAGAATGTAGTATACCCTTGGGTGTACGAGTAATAGCATTGGCTAAGGTTGCACTCCAAACAAAGAAAATTGTATATACAATAATCCTATGGATAGCATTAATCGCCTCCGGTCTATTTGGACTGGGCTTGCTCGTAATAACTACGCAGCCTACGTTGAAGAAAGCGATATATCATCGTTTATTCGACGTTCAGGCAGAGAGGGACCAGAGTACTACGCTCGAAGTCTTGCCGCCCTTAGAGCAGATCTACTGAAAGGTGTTGAAACCGGACAGCTAAGATTGACCTCAAGGTTTGGTAAGAAGCGTAATACTTCCCTCCCCCGCTTCATGTACCGCGCATTTTCCGCCGTCTTCACAGACGACGGGGAGTTCCGTGGCTCGGTGGGTGCTAATCGTGACCGGATGCTCGAGATGTCAAATCTCGCGCGCAAAAACGGGTGGGGAGAGATCTCCCCTCGTGCATTTGCTGGTTACGACGCAACCACATCATATGATGCAGGTGCTGTATCTTGCTTGAACCAGATGTTAAGTCTGTTCAGCAAGATCAGAGGTGGACATACACCTGAGAGCGAAGTTCGTGCTTACGCAACCTTTCTCGAAAGAGAAAAGGAAATCGCGAGTACGGACTTGCCGCTTGAAGCTATAGTACCTGGTACGTGCAAAACACTTGCCAGTATACTATATTATGCTTCGATGAAAGTGCGTCGCGTATTGAGTCGGGTTGATCCCAGACAGATACGTCCTGCGCACGGTTCAGGTGTTTCGGCATGCGGTACGAAGATTCGTGACCGCTACCGAACGCCACGCTTTGTCGAATCAATCGACAGAGTGTGGGCCTACACTGATTATTACTTCCTTGATATGGAGCATGTCTGCTCATGTCTCGAAGAAGTGTATTCGATGGAGGATTATGTCCCTGTGGCTAAAACAATATTGGTTCCCAAAGACGCTAAAGGACCGCGACTGATCAGTTGCGAGCCTAAAGAGACGATGTGGATCCAACAAGGTTTGATGACGGCTTTATACACCGCTATCGAGAGCCACCCGATGACCCGTAGATCTGTGAATTTCACAGATCAAAGGCACAATCAGGCAGCGGCATTGCGTGCGTCGAAAGACAAACGCCATGCTACTCTTGACCTATCCGAGGCATCAGATCGACTACGCTTAGATGTGGTAGAAATGCTATTTCCTCCTAACTGGAGGCAAGCATTGCTAGCATGTCGAAGCGGGTCGACTATGTTCCCGGACGGTACTGTGGTGCCGTTAGCTAAGCACGCACCCATGGGATCAGCAGTTTGCTTTCCCGTGATGGCGCTTAGTATATGGGCTGTATTAGCAGCAACACTCCCCCAGAATTGCAAAATTCTGGTGTATGGAGACGACATAATTGTCCCTACCAAATACGCCGAGCTGGCGTGTGAGGTATTAGAACGCATTGGCCTCAAGGTCAATGTTACTAAGTCGTACGTTGCGGGTCCCTTTCGGGAATCCTGCGGAATAGAGGCGATATCCGGATTGGATATTACCCCCGTTCGACTACGTGCGATACCAGCAGACAATAGCGACAGCCGAGCCCGAACCATTGCTTTCGCGAACAACATGTTCGCGAAGCATGGTAAGGAATTGAGTTGGTTGACTAAACTCATCCATGAGTGGTATGATGATGTGCCCGAAAGGTCACATAATCCCCACACTGGTGAAGTGATTGCAATAGAACGCCTTGATGGCGCGTTGTTGCATTCTGTCAGTAGCGTTACCATAACAAACAAAACCCTTTGCGGGGTGCTGAATGTGTGGGACGCTGACAACTCGCATCTCAGGTGTAGATGGAACTCTAAGCTTCAACGCAAAGAGTACCGGTATCTACATGTTGAGCCGCTGGAGATCAAATACTCCACAGACGACTGGTGTCATCTGTTCCGTGCCCTGGTTAATCCTAGGGCGCGGAAAGCGTTCGGTGTCGACGCGCTGTCTAAGCGCGTTCGCTACAAGTATAGATGGGCGTCTTTGGTCTGATCAAGACCGAGACGTAGGCCAC